CTACCTTGCCGAGAAGCTCGCAGCCCTTTACCCCAGCCTCTACCAAAGAGACCAGAAGTGGGCTTTAAAGACGCCCTATTCCACAGCAGCCAACAGATACACTATTCTTACGCCTAACAAGCTAAGCGTAGATATAAACGGCACAGTCTACTTCTTGACCGCTCAAGCAGAGATAGATTTATCCAGCGCGGCCAACTGGGACACCACCAGCCCGACAAACTACACCACAGCAGCCAACAGAGCAGGCAAAGACTTCTATATTTACGCCTGCGTTCCTGTAAGTGGCTCATCGCCCAAGATAGTCCTATCAGCCAACTCAACCATGCCATCAGGATATAGCGCCTCAACAAGCCGCAAGATTGGCGGCTTCCATGGCCTTTGCGTTGCCGTAGGAACGATATCCGGCCACACCTTGACCGGATTTGTAGCTGGCGATGTTCTGCCAGCCTCAATTTGGGATCTGGTACACCGACCAGTTGCCAACCCGGAAGGTATGGTATTTAGTGAAAGCATAAATAAGTGGGTAGATATCTACTTAGCCTCGGGGACCGGCGCGTCTACAACCTCAGTCTACGGTGGAACAATAAGCGATACGCGTGATTGGAATAGTTTTGTAGATGATGGCGGTGCAGTAAAGAAGCGCATGTTAGACGACGGAGAATTCCAAGTCATCGCCGCAGGCTCAAATGAAGAAACAAACATTACCGGATCAGCAGACCCAGGTACTACCGGCGGCCATGTAGATACGGCTTCAAGACGTATGATTTCAAACATAGGTGTAGAGGATGCTTGCGGCGCATTATACCAGTGGCTTAGCGACCAATCATCAATGAACGTAACTCAAGCCGCTGGGTATTATGATTTACCCGGAGGCAAAGGGAGTCTTTACAGACCTGCAAATACAGAAGATGTGAAGCTGTTTGCTGGCGGTTACTGGGCCCACGCTGCGTTTGCGGGGTCCCAGTGTCGGCATGCGAATCTCTGCCGCTGGGATGCGTATTCGAATCTCGGTTGCCGGTTTTGCGCGGA